AGGACAATTATCTTCATAATTAAAATCCCCTTCGATCACAGGTGTGTATACAAATAAGTCGTTAGGGTTCTTATTCAGGGCTGCAGTATTGAAAGCTGCCACTGCCTTCTTAGTTGCACAAATACGTGGAACATTTGTTGGTGGACGAGGGTTGTAACGTTTATTCAACCATTTAAGAAGATTGAAAATACGATCCTCATTACCATAACGTAATACGTCCAGTGCAGCCATGAAGGTTTTATCTTTCTGACGTTTAACTTCGTCTAAGTATACTGTTTGGAAACCCATCTCTTTAAATGCATCGGATTTGAAGAACAAATGAGACCCGTATTTATTAATGAAAATCTCTTTTTCTTCGTCATTGGTTATCGTCCCTAATTGCAAAATATCGCCAACGAGTATTAATTTAATGTCACGTTCTCTACGTTTCTTCGACTTCTTATTCAACCTGCGAATACGGTGCTGCAACATGTGTAATTGCTCCGCATTCATACCCCCGCACTCTTCGATAACTAAGTATTCAATCTTATCTGAAGATGCCATGATTTCAGTACAAGCACGAGTTAATTCTTTCCAATGCTTAGGTTGGGCAATACCGTAAGGCAGACCCATTACACGAGCCGTTGTACCTTTACCCCCTTTACCGTCAAACAATCGCATATTAGCAATTCCAGTCATCGCAGTGAATGCTACTTTGTCTCCCCAGAATTGTTTCAAGATTTCTAATACTGTACTTTTACCTGCACCTGCACTACCCTGACAGAATACGTGACTTCCTGAAGTAGCTAGCGATAAGAAATTCTTCTGGCCTGTTGTCAACTCAAAAGGGAGTACATTGTATAAATCACTAATTTTTCTTTCCACAAACCCTCCTTAATCTTTCAAATATCTATCAGCAAACAGTGCCCAATCCTCAATCGATTCATCAATCTTTTGATCAAGGTATTCACGATCCGGTACCATAATTGTCATATTGGATAACATCTTATCTTCTACAATCTCTGTAAGGTTACTGTTTGAATATAGAAAACTATTTATATACTCCGAAGGTTCCATATTACGTTCAATATGTTCTTTCAAATCACTGCTGACAATAAACAGGTTATCCTGTAATCGATGTGTCATCATTTTAATTTCCATAAAACCTCCTCAATTCTTTTCATCACAGGATTCCCTGTAACCCTCTCACAGACGTTTCAACTCCTTACCGGACACATTGTACCAAACAACAATCAAAACGTCTCTACGTGGATTACAGCCACACTTGTTGCTTCAATACCCATTCGGATTCCACAAACTCCACACTGGAAGTGTTATACACCAACCTATGTCCTGCACCTATCCTTACCACAACTTTACTACCTTCATTCAAGAAGTGGCAAAAATCCTTAATCTGACCTTTATATTTACCTGTAAGAATCTTAACTCTTTTAACTTCGCAAGGGATTTGTGAATCTTTTAAAACAGGAATGTAATACCCTTCAACCTGTGCAGACATAGTTACTTCCTCCAACTTAAACGTTGAACACCTTTATACCGTAGTTCAATCCAATCTACACGGATACCTTTAGACATTAAGAATTGCTTGAACTCATCGTAACCTTCTGTACCATGTTTGTCCAGATACTTGTTGACACTACTTTTAAGAATCTTTTCTACAGAATCCTTAGATAAATTATGCGACATACTCAACCCCTTTAATATCCATTACCAACTTATCCAGATGTTTAAACCCGTAACTCTCACGATAAACACTGGTATGTGTGTTCTCAGTTTTAGTAAACAATTCCCAAGTGTAAGGAGTTACTCGTACCACAACACAGTGATCATGTTCTAGGATATTAAACGATCTCTCCTCGCCTGTAAACATCTGTCTTAATTCTTCAATCATAAGCTACCCATTCACAAACAAACTAAAATATTGACCATTACCGATGTAGATATACACATCCCCTGCGTAGCTGTCGCCCCAGTAATCACTGGAGACATCATCATACACTACACGGATCGGACACTTATCATCTCCGAAATAATCTTTACCTTTCATACGATCACCTTTACATTGGTCTTGTGTGACAATCTTGTAACCGCCTTCCCAGTGTGCATGGTTACTGATTTCATAATCAAGCCATTCCATGATTTTAGTGGGGAGGCGTTTACGAAGTTTACGTACAAGTTTATCGTCTTTTCTGATTTGAATCTTAACCTGTCGTTGATACTCTAGTTCTGCCTCTTCATATTCACGTTTGGCTTGAGCAATACCCAATACTTTGCATTCTTCGTGGAACATGCCCCAACCAGTGCTCTGTTCAGGGTTATCCTCTGTGAAGGGTTTATGGCAATAATCACAATACCATTCACAGTTAAGTAGATCTTTAAACATAACCTTTTTCCTTTTCAGTGTAGGACTTATATGTAACTTCCCCATACACATGTTCCAGTGTCAGTTCATCTTCCGAAACAACCTCTCCAGTCCACCCGCCATGAGTACACCGCCACTTAAATTGGCTTTCCTGAGAGAATACGGTAACACCTCCATTTTCGGAAATATACTCTCTGATTTTGTTATATTTCACAGGCTTCTCGTAAACGCCCTTGCAATCGTGACAGTGATGCCAACCTAAAGAAGATACATTTGTTTTACAGCAAGATAATTTACGGGTACGGTTTAGGTCATCACTGTAATCCACAGCTTTACCTTTGTCAATAAAAGCTGCTATAAATTTAGTATTTTCTGGTTCATAAACATCTACAACAATATAAGGATACTTTTCATTCTTTTCAATTTCAACTTTAAACATTACCAATTACCTCCACTTTCGATAAGAAGACTACCCCGTCATAACTGTTACGAATAATCTTGTGAAGTACTCCGTCAATCTTGACATGAGTTAAGCCCCACCACTCATTGAAAAATTTATAATACATCTTATTCTCAAAATCGTCTGTACTTTCTCTGTTACAATCGAAATTCCTAAATACCAATCGATCCGTCAATATTTCTGGTACGTAACTCATTTCATTTTCCTCTCAACATAACTTGTCACAGCATATTCCTTGGCACAACGTGAAGGGCAATCATAAGTTTTGCACCTGTACACATCAAATACATCTCCACGAGTGGGTGTGATCTTAATTGGTAGCATATCATTACCACAACAACATACCTCATTGTATGGATACTTACGATACTCCCATTCTGCTACCTTTGTCCAGAACCATTTACGAATTTGATTGATCATCATACACCTCCATAATCTTGTATTGAATAAGTTCAATATCTCCATAAAGAATGTCATATTCTTCGCAGGACAGATTATATCTACCTAAACTCTGTTTAAGTTTACCTAGATCTCTTGTAATGTCAAGAAGTTTAGGATTCTTCATCTTCACCTTTTCTTCCAAGATACGAAAGGCTTCCTCTTTATTCTTCCACTGACTTTTATGTCGAGTACATACCACCTGAACACCTGTGGGTTTGTGATAGGCTACAATACCGGATACAGATTGTGTTGACCACTGTCCTAAGCTTTGTTCATGATCAGCTTTTGTAAGTGAGATTACAATATCTTTTGGGTTTAGGTTCATTCTAATTCTCCCAAGTATCGTAGTGCCGCCCTAGCAGCTTCTAAGAATTCTTCCTCGCCTAAACAAAAACCTTGGTAATCAAAACTGTCACTAGTATCTCTGGGAATTAAGTGTTTATTAGTCTTTTCAGCTACAATGTTTTGCCAAGTAAGTTCTTTTCTAGTGTACAACCTTGTAGATGTGGTAGGATCATACTCAAACACTTGTCGGTTACCAATTGCTAACATGTAGAACTTACCGCCTACATAATAGTACGTGTTCCCGTTCTTTAAGTACAGTTTCTCCCCTGCCATCAAGCGAGGTATTTTATCTTCAAGTGGTACAATAGAATATCTATATTTCATACTACAAATCCCACTCATCCATCTGCTCACCGATTGCACGACTACATTGTTCAAATGTAGCATTCTCTGGCAGGTTCTGGTGAGCTACCTCGAACACTTCATAATACAGTCCATACTTGCCTACATATTTCAGGCAATTAATCCAATCTTCATGGTTTTCTTCTTTGGTTTGACCACTATGTTCGACATTAAACTTCTTGGTGAAAAATGTGATTGCATCTTCTAAACTTTTACTGATTTCCATTGCTTATCTCCTACTTAATATCTTCTACACTAAAATCACTGACATATCCGTAATTCTGGGAGCAATCAGCTTCGATGGTGATAACACTTTTAACATTACCTTTACTGTCTACTACATACTTAGTATTATAGTCGTCATCACTACAACGGGCGAAGATACGGTGTCCCATAATCTTCTGTTTAGTGTCGTAAACTTCGTAGCCGTCAATCATAATAGTTTGTTCAATTTGCATTACTCATCTCCTTATCAAAATAGTCTCTAACTTCCCAATCGTCAACCCATTGAGTGGTATCATCATGATCTTCTTCACATCGCCAACAGACACAACCTTGTCCTGTATCTTTTACGCATTCTATCTCCCAGCTATTACCAGAATCTTCATCTGTTTGGTAAGGCCAAGTGTTTGAATAGTGTTTAACTTTTGGCATTAGTATTCTCCTCTAGATTCAATACACACATATTACCATGCAGGTTTCAAGTGTCAACAGGTAATGTGTAATTAGTTTTGATTGTTGTTGATAATTTTCTTTCGCGCACAGTTGTCTAATGACAGGCTCTTGGTGGTATAGATAGGAAGGACACTTCCATCGCTCTATTACTTACCAGTAGTTACTGTCATTGTATTAACTTTATACTTACATCATACTTATCAGAGAAGAATTGTCAATCTTTAAAATCAATAATCACCACATCATTGATCAAGGGTTGTTAACCTTTAAGGACTGAAAGGAATCTGAGCACCTTGCATAGAGGCCAACGCATCACCGTCAGCAAATACCACCGTTACCTCTGTTTGTCTTTAAATTATGTCAAGGGTCGTGTCGTGACCTGAAACCGTAAAGTATCACCCCGCCTGTCAAAGGGCTATAATGTAAGAATCAGCAGTAAAGTTTTGTATTGCCATTTTGTATTTAAAATCGTAAAGTGCATATAAAACGATTATCTTACTACTTCATACTTGACATTATATCGCAGATAGTATCACAAGTTGATGGTTTGTTCCTATCGATATCTTAATATTAATCGGTTTTATCGATGATAACACTTCTCATTAGTATTTGGTGAAATTGGGTGACATCTTCCCAAGATGAGAAATAGAACTCTGTCTCTTGGTAATAAACTGTTATGTTACTTAAAGATACAAAAGTAACTGTACAATTGTAATCCGAGGTTAAGCTTTCTAGGCAGTCAAACATATATACACTCCTTGATAGATATTTTCGATTAATATTGGAATATTGATAGGAAAATTCGATTAATCATCAACCACCACCATTACTTCCCAATCATCTTCATGCAAACCTACCTCTTCCATCATGTATAGAGCTTCACTGATAAATATAAACTTGGTTGCATCACTTTGAGTGTCTGTACTACTCAACTCCCACTCTACAAAGAAGCCATCCATTACTTGGCTTACTTCCACCTTCTCAGCGACAAAAACTGCATACTCTTCGAATATATGGTCTTTACTTTTAATTACGTATTGTTTACTCATCATCTTCCTCCTTGTATGGTACTAGTTTCAATTCATAATCATCCATTTCACCGTACTCAGTGTAATATCCTGAACCCACTAAAACAATCTCATAAATACCTTCTGGATGGTTTGCAAGATTCAGCTCCGGAACATCTATAACGTCATCAGAAATAAGGTCTCGTAAATCCAATTGACTTTTACGCTTCAGTACCGAGAATTTAGACTCTGAACGTAAGGTATCTTTGTACATGTAGTGGTTATGTGTGAGACGACCAACACATCGAAGCTTTGGCTTACTTTTAGGTTCGTAGTCTTCTAATTTGATAAAGCAATTATTTAAGTTCATAACCCCTCCTCGTAACTATCATAATCTTCTTTGGTAATGAACTCAAAACTGAAACCGTGCTTGTACATAAACTTCGATAGAGAGGAGTAACCTTCCTTGTGTGAGAAAAGCAGCACATGAGGCGTTGCCTCTTTTACATCGGTTACAATTTTGTAGTCACCTAAGTAGATGTTTACATCACGTAAGTACGAACTGCTTCCATCTTCCTCTATCCTCATAGCTCTGAAGTACATACTAAAATCCCTCCATCAATCTGTCAATATCATCTACGATTTGATCCAAATCTACATAATCTCCAATACCTTGAGAGTAAAGCCCTTGATCCCAGAACATCTCCTCATCTGAAATAAGCCACTCAGAAGCAACTGACGGGTGGAAACGAGAATACGATAACATTGTATTGATGAAGGTATCCACAGGCTCTACAGCTTGTTCAGGGACGTTCTGAGCCATATCATAAGGGTACACTTCTGGAAGTTCACATAAGTCTCGTGTAAACAGGGAAAGTACACTAGGTTTGTAGGGTTTCAGGTTATCTTCATTTTGATTTTGTTGATGCATCAGCCCTCTCCTGTAGTTGTTTTAATATCTGGACGTAACTTGGTGACCTCATGTCCATAGTATTGCAACAAGCTTGTTGTAATAGTTATAGTTTTCTTCACTACTCGCTCCTCATATTGTTTAATTGTTCTTGAAGATTTTTGATAGTTTCTTCCAGTTTACGTCTACGTTCCTTGTAAGTTTTAAGTTGCTGTTCTTTTAAATCTAAAACGTATACACTTTCACAAGGTACTTCAGTAAACCCTCCATTCCTGACATAGCAAAGTCCTGATACTTTATTTTGATAAACACTGTAGTCGTATAAACCACCACCTACAACACCTTTGTACTTAAAAGGTATCTCAGAGTTAAGAGTTTTTGCACAAACCGAGGCTGTACAAAATAATGCAACACCTAGAGCCATTAGTAATCTCTTCATGACTACTTACCTCTCTTATCAATATAGTGCATCACAGAGTAACCAATCCAACCTACAATACCTAGGGTAATTGTTGCAGGGAAGAATATAGCCATCCATTTGTAGAGCCTACGTGGTAATACATTGTTGATGCATGTAGTTACGATCAGGTATGCTCCGAAGATTACATTTAAGATTGTGTAAATTGTTAAAGTTGCGTCTAGCATTATTCACCTCCATTATTCAACATGTCTAAAATATAACAAAGTTGTGATTCTTCGTCAATATTTAATTTCTCAGTTAGAGGCGAGAACCGAAAATAGTACTCTCCACACTCTCGTTGATGGATACTACCCACCCTTTTACCAGAATCTATGTCGACAACACCTACACATTCACTTATCATTAAAGTTGCCATAATTTCCTCCTAATGAATTGTTACAACACTTGTTGCGTATCCTGTCCATTCCAAAACCAAAGCTTCAGATATTTCCCGTAGGATACGATCATTGGAAAATTGTGTCAACACTTCAATTTCACATTCAAAATTTAATTGATAAGAAATATCAGTATTGTTGTCGTAAAGGTCGCACCATACAACCAATAATTCATCTGTCACATCTGCTGTAAGTTGTACAACCTTAGTTCCTGTTTGGTATTCAACTTTCTCTTTAATTTTGTTGATCTCTTTTAATATAATCATAGCTTCACCACCTTAAACATCTCATGAGGGAGATCACCTTCGGATTCATCTAACCACCAAGCCTCTAGATCAGGATACTCACACCCATCTCCTGTAGTTACAAACTCAGAAGCCTTTACCCATTCCGAAGGATTGTTGATATCTTCCCAACCAAATTGTACCCAATATGTATTTTGCATAGTATCCTCCTTATTTGAGTTCAATCCAGTATTGGCAACCCTCTAAAGAGTATTCTTCCATTTCTTCTACACTATGGACTGTCATTCCAGAAGAGTAGGTGTTATCCCACGGGTCAAGGTAAAGTACCCAAGCTTTTTCTAATCCACGTTCAAAACTTTCTTTGATAAATTCTTTTGTACACTTAATCATGTTTTCTGTGTTCATTGGTATCTCCTTTTCGTTAATGTCCTCTTACTTTAATCAAACCAACCGTCCCTGTCAACAAATAAGTTAAATAAAGTTTTATCAAAGTAACTGTTGACACAGAGTGTGTAGGCGGTAATATGTGGCGTATAGAGATTGATTGGAGAATGAAAAATGCACTGGTTAAGAGAATTAGAAGAGAAACAATATGTACATGCATATTTCAAGGTTACACGACACGAACGAGATATAGACGAAAAAGTCCATGACACTATCATCTACGTACACGGTACCTACTGGGAAGCGGATCAGCATTTCCGTGATTTCGCAAATAGTTTGTACGGAAAAGGTATGATTACACACTCTCAATACAAAATAGAGGTTGACGGATTAAGATTTTTGTTTAAATATAAAGAGAAGGTACTGCAAGGAACTTTACGAGGGTATGATAAACGTGCAACTTTGATTATCAATAGAGGAGGTTTGTGATGAAGATTTACACGGCACAGATGTCTGTTTGGCGTAAGGCTGAAAAGTTAGGAATACCTTTTATAGATGTGACAGTGAAATCTGGTGATAAGATGTTTGCACCTACTTGGGATTTCCTGATGGAATATAAGAATGACCAAGATGAAGAAAAGTATATCTCTAAGTTTATACCTTTGATGAGAAGGAATTACCTACACAATAAACAATATTGGTTGGATTTTCTATCACAAGAGGAGGTGTGTATTGCTTGTTACTGTCGTGCAGGAGACTTCTGCCATCGTAACCTGTTGGTTGACATTTTTGAAAAGATTTGTATACATGAAGGTATACCTTTTGAACGTGGAGGAGAAATATGAGCAGATATGGACTTGACTACGCGTATACGTGCCCTGATTTGGATAAAGAAATATCAGATGCCAAGAGTGTTATAGAAGATCATTTCCGTGACATGTTAGAAGAACTAAACCCTGTTATGGCAAATCTGATGTACACACCTGAAGCACAAGAATGGATTGACACGGCAACTAATGCGTTATATTCTGATTTGGAAAGTATCTTCGAGAATTGTAGAAGTATCAACGAAGATATCCGTTCAGCAGCAGATCAGCAAATTGCAGAATGCGTAAGTGAATTAGAAGGTGCAGAGTATAGGATTAAGGAGTTGGAGGAAGATGTGTAATCAAAAGTATACAGATCGTGAGAAAGGTATATGGAAGGAAATGTGTACCAATGATGAAGGTGATCAGAATAAACATAAAGTTATTTCCTATTTCCAAAAGAAAAGTCACGGACAGAGGTTCGATATCGATGGTACAGTTTATATACCTAAAGAACATTTACCAGAAATAATCCTTGACGCAGAGAAATGTTTTGCTATGATTAGTGACAGATTGTACGTGAAAGGTAAACGTAAGCAGCTCCGTAAGGTTATGTACGAAGAGATGGAACATAACCAATACGATTGGGCGGCGCTTTTACACTATTTGAGGCAAGCGTATGAGGAAGGGACAGGTAAAGTAGTATTGTCCCGCAAGGAATATGCCATGCTACAGAAACCCAAAACTAAAAAGGAGAAAAGAGATTCTAGACTGAAAAGAAGCATTGTCCAATACTAATCTTAAATATCCCGCCTAGAGGCGGGATATTTTATTTTAGAGTCTCCAGTATATCCATTACATAACTTACTTCAGAGGGAGGAAAAGTTTCAGTATACCCATCTGGGCAAATCTCCTTTTCAAGATAAGAAGTGGTAATGTTTGCTTTCAAAGACCTTTCAATGTTAGCGATTACTTCTCCATCCTCTAAATACACCATGTCCAACATGGTGTGATTAACTTTAGATTTACGGGACTGCTCACCCATCCTAATAAAAGGACACCTATTAGTTATTCCTACTTTATATGCAACTATTTCTCCCTTCTCAGGAACAGAAAGAGATTGAAGATAAATATAGGCAGGTTTGTCAGGAGAGTACCCATACTTGGCACATTTAGGACAACCATTACCACCTTTGAAGTTGTGAGGACGTATCCAGTGAAGATGTCCGTTGTCACAAATCAACTCCACCTTTGTAAAAGTGTCAACATAATTGTAATTTTTACCTAACTTCCACCCTCTCTTACTTACAGATTGTTCAAAGTTAGTTTTTACAAAACTTAGATCTCTCCCAGTACAAACTGAACACCGACTTCCTTTTAGGAAATTTGCAGGTCTTACATTACGAAGATGCCCCCGATCACATACCAGTGGAACCCTCTCATCACTTCCCAAGAATTGATAATCTTTTCCAAAATTCCAACCAACCTCTTTTACAAAACTTTCAAACCGATCTTTGTAATCCTCAAAATTACACGAAGCGCAACCCTTTCCTGTCTCAAAATAACTAGGGGTGGACGTTTTACTGTGTCCCTTCTTACAAACGAGACTAACTTTTGTATTAGTATCTACGTATTTATAGTTCCAAGCAAAATCCCAACCAGAATTTACCACATAATTTTCAAACCTTGATCTTCTTACCTCTTTACTACAATGAGCACAGCCCCCTTTTTCTTTGAAATGGTGAGGAGTCACCCTGTTTATGTGTCCGTTAGGGCATGTAATCTCTACTTTAGTATTGTTGTTATAGTAGACATATTCTTTTTCTAAAAACCACCCAAGATCATCTACAAGAGTTTCAAATTCATTTTTAGAGTGCAGTTTATCGTTTTTTGCACACCTCGCACAACCACTACCCCGATTAAAGGCACTTGGTAAGACTTTTTGTGTATGCCCTGCAGGACACTCTAGCTCTACTTTAGATGTTACATTAATATATTTATAGCCCTTACCATAAGACCACTGCCTTTCCTTTACAAGTTTTTCGAAGTCTTTTTGTACAACCTCCATTCTACACTTCCTGCAGCCCTTGCCAGACTTGATATTAGATGGTGTGATAGTACAAAGATGTCCATTGTTGCAAATAACTTTAACCTTAGTAGAGGAGTTAAGGTACCTATAATCTTGGTCGAAACTCCACCCTCTCGAAAGTAATAAAAGTTCTAAACTTAATTGACCTTTTAGTGAAATTTTCCGAGTACCTTTGACATCACCTAAGAGGCTAGTAAACTCGGAATCCGTCAATTGATGTACAGTGTAAGGCGCTTCATGCATTTTTATTCTCCATATTAAATATTTCAAGAGCCACACTGTACTCCAATACAGCTATCAAATCTCCTTTACGTTTCGCATAAGCCTTTCTGTTATGTATTTGCTCTTTTGTCAAAGATTTGTCTTGCAAAGCGGTAACCAAGGTGATAATCTTAGTTGTAAGTATTGGTTGGTAAGCAAGTTTTTGTTTATAATTAAGCATTGTATAACCTCTTTTAACAGTATATGATTAATTATAACATAATACTGTTTACATATTAAATAAAGAAAATGCGAAAAAGTGCTTGCTAAGTCCTAAAGAGTATAGTATGATTCAACCTAAGTTAACAAAGAAACAAGAACGTGATAAGAGATTATCCAAGAATTTAATGAGTTATTAAGGAGGATTAACATGTTAGAAAATACAAGTGTTGAAATGGTAGGTGAAGAATTAGTTATCCGTATACCTAAGGATTTTGTATACGCAAACATAGTGTATGCCCCTGATAGTACGGTGGTAGAAGAGGCCGATTCTGATAACTTTCCAACCCACTCAGTTATGGAAGATTTTGAAGAATTTTTACCTTACTTGTTGTCAGAGCTTCGTAGTGAGGATGAAATTGGCTGGTCTATAATTAACAGCATGATCCTCCAAGCCTCTGAGAATGCAATGGACAATGGGGCAGAAGGAGTAGAGTACCGTGATTAGTACAAACATTTCATTTGACAAAGCTGCAGAGACAGTGGAACATTTCCATTCTACCGATAAGAAAGGTAAATCTGAGTTACAAAAGTGTCAGTTTGGTTTTACTTGTTATGCGAATGCGCTTGAAGTGTTGACAGCATATCGTGATTTGGGTAAGGTTAGTGTTCCAAGTAAGTCTGAGAAAGCGGCAGAAATTTTGAATAAGATTAAGGAGGTATGATATGGGAGCTTTAAATAAACAGGTGGCAGGTAATCACTACAAGAATCAGAAGGTACAACCTATCGAATTGGCATATATGTTAGGGCAAACACCTGCGTTTTGTAAGGTATGCAAATATGCCACCCGTATTAAGGATGATCCGGTTCAACAGCTAAACAAAGCATTACACTGCATTGAGTTGGATGAGGAGTTGTTACAACATCACACTAAGTATAAAAAGGAAGAGGATGGGGCAGCTTGGGAATATATCGACACCTTTACAGATGATGATTTATTAAGAGCGTGCTTAAAGGCAATGCATTCGGCAGATTTCCCTGCAGCTAAACTCTTTATGAAGAAAATGATTTGGGCAGTGGAGAATACTAAATGGTCTACTTAGCAAGTTTATACTCAAATGGTTGCGCTTCAGATTCTGATCTTCACAAGGAAGTTAGACAACTACGTTATGGATACACACTAAAACGTTTAGCAGAGTTTATGGCAGAAGATTATTTTGTGTTCAGCCCGATAGTGCATTGCCACGAGACTGCAAACAAGTATGGTCTGCCAAAAGATTACGAATTCTACAAAAACAACGATCGACATTTTGTTGGATTATCTGAAGAGGTTTGGGTACTTATGATGGAAGATGATTTAGGTTCTTGGGAATTATCTCATGGAATGCAAGATGAAATTAAGTATGCACTTGACAACAATATTACTGTGAAGTATATTGATTGTTCTGACTATAAATAAGAGGAGAGGTTTAATTGAAAGAATTCAATGTAGAAGTATTCTGTCGTATGATTGACAAGGTGATTCTTTGGAACTCGATTGGGGGTAATTATCCGGAGAATAAAGAGTTAGAAGGGATTTACCTTACCTTATCTAGGGAGGAGATGTTCTCAAATAACGAGTTCCTACAAGGTTGGTTCACCAAAGACTGGGAAATGATTTGTGATGGGTTGGCGGATCTAGTATTCACTGCAGGTTTCCTAGGCAGTGTTGTAGGTAATACTGTTAAGAATATAGACACTACTTGGAAATATGAGAGCACCGAACAAGTCATTGCAGATTTATCTCACAACTTGATCGATTTTGATAAAGGGTACAGTAAACCTTATATTTGGGAAAAGTTATACCATCTGTGCCTGAAACTTTCAGAATTTGTAGATGTAGAGTCTGTATTCGAAGAAGTCTATAAAAGTAATATGTCGAAATACTTACATGAAGCTGAGCTGGGTAATG